ATAAGGAGTGTAGCCTTCCAAGCTATTGTCGTCGGTTCGATTCCGACATCTCGCTTTGGCATTAGCCCATGATGTATATCTAAGGATATAATAGTGGATACCTTTTGCCGTCTAGACGGTGGGATAGACCACATTAAATGATCAAAAAAATTTTCAGCTGAAGAAAGTAAATATAAATTTATCCATAGAAAATGGCACAACAAAATAGTACCACTACCACAAGTTTAACCTGGGGTGGTGCTGATAACGGTGCAGCTACTACAACGACTGCACGTAGAGAATTATATCTCAAGCTATTTTCTGGTGAGTTATTCAAAGGGTTTCAACGCAATACAATTGCACGTGATCTAATCACAAAGAGAACACTTAAGAATGGAAAATCATTACAGTTCATCTACACCGGTAGAACTAAAAGTGAATTCCATGTACCAGGAAATAGTATATTAGGTAACAGTGATGGTGCTCCACCAGTAGCTGAGAAAACGATTACTTGTGATGACTTACTAATCTCAAGTGCATTCGTTTATGAGCTCGATGAGACACTTGCACACTATGACCTACGTGGAGAAATATCTAGGAAGATTGGATATGCTCTCGCAGAGAATTATGATAGAAGAATCTTCCAAGCAGTAACCAAAGCTGCACGTAAAGCACATCCTATTACTAAGGCTGGTTTCATTGAACCAGGTGGAACACAGATCCGTGTTGGTGCAACTACTAATGCTTCTGATGCTCTTGATCCAGATAAACTTGTGAATGCATTCTATGATGCGGCAGCAGTTTTAGATGAGAAGGGAGTAGGTACAGAAGGAAGAGTAGCCGTACTTAATGCAAGACAATACTATGCTCTTATCAAGGGTCTAGATGGATCTGGTATTGGTGCTTACCTAGTAAATAGAGACGAGCAAGGAGATGCCCTACAATCAGGTAAGGGTGTTTATGAGATTGCTGGTATCAAGATTTACAAATCTCAAAACATTCCTTACTTCGGAAGATTCGGTGCTAAATATGGTACAGGATCTGCTACCAACCCAGGAACCACTGATCCTGGTAACAAGGGTACTTTCACTGAAGTAGAAATGGAAGACAATACTTCCAGCACCACACCATCTGGACAGAAGACAGTTAACAACTATGGTAACGGAACATCTGATTTCGAGAATAGCTGTGGACTTATCTTCCAGAAAGAAGCTGTTGGATGTGTTGAAGCAATCGGACCTCAAGTTCAAGTAACTTCAGGGGACGTTTCAGTTATATACCAAGGTGATGTGATCCTCGGACGCCTCGCTATGGGAGCTGACTATCTTAACCCTGCTGCTGCTGTTGAATTGTACGCTGGTACATCTACAGCTCCTGCTGCATTCGGTTAAGCTAAATTTTAACCAACATATGGGGAGTCTTCGGGCTCCCTCTTTTTTTATTTTATGGCAACCACGACAATTGATACCGAGACCGAACTCTCCGCAGTTAACTCAATACTGGGAGCCATCGGGCAATCACCTATAACTTCAATTAATTTTAATAATCCACAGCAAGCATTTATATATAATTTACTAAGGGATTCTAATGTTGACTTACAGAATGAAGGCTGGCATTTCAACACAGAAAGACATGTACCTTATCAACCTGATGATACGACTGGAAAGATAGCTATAGCTAATGATATATTACGTATAGATGTTACTGATGGTTGGAAGAAAAGAGAATATGATGTAGTAAGAAGAGGAGGATTTTTATATGATAAGTATGATCACACAGATGACTGGTCAGATACAACAGAAATACTACTTGATGTAGTTAAATTATTAACATTTGAAGATTTACCTAGTGTATTCCAAAGGTTTATAATAGCTAGAGCATCAAGATTAGCAGCAACACAACTTATAACTAATCCACAACTAGTACAATTACTAGCACAACAGGAGCAACTTGCAAGAGCTGCTTGTATTGAGTATGAATGCAATCAAGGTAATCATTCTATGATGGGATTCCCTGAAGATTCTGTTTATACTACTTATCAACCTTGGAGGAATCTAGCAAGATAATGGCAGGTATCACACAAACAATACCAAACTATGTTGGAGGTATATCAGAACAGCCTGATCAATTAAAAGTACCAGGTCAAGTTAAGAGTGTACAAAACGCCATTCCAGATATAGTACATGGATTATATAAAAGACCAGGATCTAAAAGAATAGGTCCAGCAAGAATAACTGATGTACCATCGGGTGGTTCTTGGTTTCATTACTATAGAGATGAAGTAGAAGGATCTTACATAGGTCAAATAGATAGTACTGGTGTTCCAAGAATATGGAGTTGTAATGATGGTTTAGCACCTAAGACAGTTCATTATGGGGCTGCCCCTTGGGTAGCTAGTACAGCATATGTGGTAGGAGATAAGGTACAGAATCTAGGTTCTATATATGTCTGTGATACAGATGGTACTTCTGCAAGTTCAGGTGGTCCATCTGGAGTTGGTGCTGATATAACTGATGGTACTACTAGATGGGATTATGAAACAAGTGTAAATGATGAAACAGTTGCTGTTAAAGCTTACTTAACACCTAGTCCTAGTACAGATACAGAAGATATACAAGCATTAACTATTAATGATACTACCTTTTTAAATAATAGAAGTAAAACTGTAGCTACAACAGGTACTACAACAGGTAGACCTCATAAGAACTTTGCTTATATAGAATTAGCTAGAACAGAGAATGGTAGACAATACTCATTAAATATATATGATGATAATACTACACAAACAATAAATGTAGCTACAAGGATAAAAATAGATAGTGATACTTTAGATGAAGGTAATGGTACAGGTACATGTCCTGGTATAGGTACTCAAGTATTTGATATTAGTAATCCTGTACTTAGTGTTGCAGTAACTGCTGCTGGCTCAGGATATACTGCTGATCCTACAGTTACATTTTCAGGAGGAGGAGGTTCAGGTGCTACAGCAACTGCAACGAGAGAATCTAATACTATTACAGGTATAGTTATTACTCACTGTGGTACTGGATATACATCTGCTCCTACTGTTACAATTACTGGTGGTAATGGTTCAGGTGCTACAGCTACTGCAACTGTAGGTGCTGGAGAGAATCTAACATTTAGACTTAGTTCTTTAGGTCAACAGGGAGTTAAAGAAGGTGCAACTAATATAGGAGGTAATGATTACCGATGTTCTTATAATAGAGAGGTAACATTATTACATGGTGGAGAAGGTTGGGATACAGATGATACAGTTACTGTTACATTAGATCAAGCAAAAACATCTTATACTTATACTGTTAAAGTTACAGATCATGAAGCTGCTCCTATAACAGCTAATGTTAAAGCAGTTAGACCAGCTCCTACACCATTTGACGCTGATACTTCAGTAACAATTGATGCTATTTTAGGTGGTATAACTAGTGAATTATCTGGTGTTACTGTTAATGGTAATGCTTTACATTCTAGCTTAATAGGTAATGGTATATACATATATACAGATGCTGATGCAGATGATTTTAACGTAGAGGTAGTAGATCAAGATCTAATGCGTGTTATGCAGACCACGATTAATGATGTTACAACCTTACCATTTCAATGTAAAAATGATCTTATAGTTAAAGTATCTAATACCAGAGCATCAGATGAAGATGATTACTATGTTAAATTTAATGGTGAGAATGACCAAGATGGTGCTGGTTCTTGGATAGAATGTGCAGAACCTGGTATAGCTAAGAGTTTTGATGCTTCTACTATGCCTCATATATTACAGAGATTAGGAGATGGTAGCTTTGTTATTAAGAAATATGGATGGGAAGATAGATTAGTAGGTGATAATGTTACTAACAGTATACCTTCATTTGTAGGTAAATCTATTAATAAAGTATTATTCTTTAGAAATAGACTAGCTTTCTTATCTGATGAGAATGTTATATTATCTAGACCTGGTTCAATAGCTTCACCTAACTTCTGGTCTAATACTGCATTAACAGTTAGTGCAATAGATCCTATTGATATAGCTTGTGCATCTAATTATCCTTCTCCTCTATATGATGCTGTAGAAATTACATCTGGATTATTATGTTTTAGTGATAATGCACAATTCTTATTAGCTTCTGATGATACTATAATGAATCCTGATACAGCTAAACTAAGAGCAGTATCATGGTATAATTATGATAAAATCATACCTCCTGTATCTTTAGGTCAAACTATAGGATGGGTAGATAATTCTAATAAGTATAGTAGATTTGTTGAAATTGCTAATGTTGTTAGAGAAGGTGAACCGATAGTACAAGATACAAGTAAAATCCT